GACCTTAGTGCCGCGACGCGTTGTGGATCGTCTCGAGTTTCAGGTGGTCTTTGAGACAAGCCAGCTGGGCTTTATTCGCAAATCGTTACGCGCTGTCGCGTCAAAGCCCGTGCTTTTCACGGGTGCAGACGAGTACAGCTTTACTACCATTTTTGCCGTTTTCAGGGATTTTCGGACGAATATCGACGGCCCGGAAGTGTCCTATGGCTCAATCGAAGTTGAGGGCTTTTAAGTATGGCGATACCAGCAAAACCCGTAATTAGCGATTTCCCCCCTGCACCCAAAAGAGGCGAACCACGCGCTCAGTTTACGCCAAAATCAAACGCCTTGGTTGCGCACTATCCCGTGTTTGTGGCGGAGCAAAACGCGGCGATTGACTGGCAAGATTTGGTTTACACCGCGGTGGTTGCCGAAAAAGACGAAGCCACGGCGCAAGCTAACCGCGCTGAGTCTGAGGCCGACGACTCACAAGCGTCCCGGATCGCGTCGGAGTCTGCCCGCGATCTTGCCGAGGGCTACCGCGACCAGTCTGCCGCCACCCTGAGCAGCAACCAGGCGATTGCGGCGGCTGTGCAGAGTGCGGCAGGGCTACCGTCGCTCGTGGGCAATGCCGGCAAGGCGCTAACCGTGAGTGGCGACGAGACAACGGCGGATTGGGCGCCGGCGGGCATTGCGATGTATCAAGAGTTTACGACTTCAGGCTCGTTTACAAAGCACCCACTGGCTAAATTTGTTCGAGTTGAGTTGATTGGCGGCGGAGCTAGCGGAGGGTGTAATAGCATCACTAGTTTCGCAGCAGCAGGCGGGGGCGGTGGGGGTTATGCGTCGCAAATATTCGTGGCTGACACTTTGCCGGCCAGTGTTGCGGTCACGGTGGGCGCTGGGGGCGCATCCAACGTTTACACGGGTGGCGACCCGGATGTTTCGGGTAACGATGGCGGTGCGTCGTCTTTCGGCTCATTGCTCGTGGCTAGGGGAGGTTTAGGTGCAGTGACCTCCGGGGCCGATGGCGGCGGTGGCGAGCGAGATTCTGGTTATAACCAAAACCCGGTGCCGGGGGGCGGCTACAGCAGCGGGGCTGGTGGGTATAGGCTGGCAAAGGGCGGAAATTGCGTCATGGGGGGCGCTGGCGGCGGTGCAGCCGGCAATAACGGCCAAGACGGCGGCATCTCGCAAAACGGCGGAAATGGAGGTAAGGGCGGGTCGGGCGGCGGTAATGCATCCGCAGGCCAGTTCCCCGGCGGTGGCGGTGGAGGTTATACAGACACCGTTACATCAAGGACTGGGTTGTCAGGCGCAGGCGCAGACGGCGTAGTCCGAATTTGGCAATGGTGAGGAGCATAAAATGAAAGCAGCAATATTAGAAAGCAGCGTAGTCGTCAATATCGCCAAAGTAGACGATCAACAATTTGCAGAGTCACAAGGATGGATCGTGAGCGAAACGGCCAAAATTGGCGACAGCTACGACGCGGTAACGGGCGAATTTATCAGCCCGCCACCTGAGCCTGAGCCGGTGCCGGAGCGGGTCACCATGCGTCAAGCGCGACTGGCTCTTTTGCGGCAGGGCTTACTGTCGCAGATTGAGGATGCCTTGAGCCAACTTTCTGAGCCGGACAAAACGGCAGCAACCATTGAGTGGGAGTATTCGCAAACCGTCGAGCGCAGCAAGCCGTTTGTGCAAATGCTCATCCCGATTTTAGGGCTCACTGACTCGCAGGCCGACGACCTTTTCAGGCTGGCAGCGACATTATGAGCAAGATACACTTTGTTGCCAGTAGCACCCCAGGCGGACTCATCATCCGCCTTTTTACGTTTAGCCGCTGGAATCACGTTGCCATTGAGGTCGATGGCGTGGTTTTTGAAGCGCTAAGCGGTGGGGTGCAGGAGGTCGCCGCCAAAGACTACATTAAGCGCTGGAAGCGCGGCGAAACTGTGCCGGTTGATGTGCCGGACAAGGCGGCAGCGGTGTCATTCTTGCGCGACCAGCTTGGTAAAAGGTACGACTTCGGCGCACTGCTGGCGCTGCCCTTCCGAAAAAACTGGCACACCCGCGACAGATGGTTTTGCAGCGAGCTGGTAGCCGCTGCACTGGAGCAGGGCGGGCGGCCGAAAATGCGGATCAAATCTTACCGGGTGACGCCGCGCGACCTCTGGCTGGCGCTGTAGTTTTCGATTTATATTCGATATGTTTTCGATGCGCCAGAAAACAAAAAAGGCAGAACACCGCTAAGTGCCTGCCTTCATTTATAAATATGGTCGGGACGGTAGGATTTGAACCTACGACCCCTTGCACCCCATATATGAGCGCATCCGATTGCAAGTTGTTGATTGCATTCATAAACCGCCCGCTCTGCATTGGTGGAAAATAGGGAAAATCGGCCTTTATAAATCAAAACCTTACACTATCGTTTTCGATTACAATTTCAGGTCTGCAGCCGCTTCTGTCCAGCGGATTTCGTCATGCCCTGAATCGTAATTGCTCGTCATTTTTGCTGTGCTATGGCCGGCCAGTTTCTGAGGATCAATGCCCTGGTCGCGGTACAGCTTGATGCCCAGCGCCCGGATTTCGTGGAAGCTCGGAAGCGTTGCTGCATCCATACCCTCAAACAGCTCGCACTTATCCCGCGCATCAGCGAACGCCCTGCCAAGCATGGGCGGTGAAACCTGCGTCCAGTGATCCAGTCCGGCGCGGTCTTTGATCTTTCGCTTTGGCTTTCGGTGGATCATGTACGGGCTGGCTATGTCGTCACGGCACCGCTTTATAATCTTGGACAGGGCGGGGCTCACCGTTATAGCTAAATAGCCGGCGTCGTACTTCTCTGTTTTCTCCTGCACCACATGCAGCCTGCCATCCTTCACATCATCAAACTTCATTCTCGCCACATCACCGCGCCTCTGCAGCGTCACCAGTGCCAGATCCATGGCGTTCTGCATCCAAGGCTCACATAGCGCCCGGATAGCGTAAAACTGTGCCTTAGTGAGTCGTGCGCGGGCTTTCTTCTCTCGCCGCTTCAGGGTTGCCGATGCCGGGTTGTCGTGACGGATGCCGCGACTCATGGCGACCTTGAATAGATCCGTGGCCACCTGCCTGAACTGGTTAGCAGACCGGGCAGAAAGCGGCTCCATAATCTCTGCAATATCCTGCACAGAAACATCTTCGATGGGGCGGGAGCCTAGATTGTCCCGTAGCTTGTTGAAGTGAGCCTGGTAAACGCCAAGCGTGTTCGGCTTGTAGCCGCGCTCCGGCATAATGCTTTTGTAAAACCAGTCAATCTGATCCGAAACCGTAACCCTGCCAAGCACGACAGACACCAGATCATTCTCGGGCATCAGCAGTGCGTTCAGCTCTTTCGCCGCTGCAATCGCCTGCAGCTTGTTTGAGCCCATGCCGTGCCGCTTGCCCGTAATCGGGTGCCGGTACATGTACGACCTGCCGCCATTCGCTTCGTAAAGGTTTGACGGCAAGGCGCGGTTTTTTGGCTTGCGAGGGCGCGGGCTCATGCTGCCAGCACTTTGTTAACGAGCGGATTTTTTGACCCGCCCCAGCGATTCAGATCCACGTAATACGTTGCGCCCATCACCTCGCCAGGCACATCGCCTTCGTCAATCCAGCGCTTAACGGTTTTTATGTCCGGCTCGCTGCCTTTTTCGAAGTAGCGCGTCCGGAATTGCGTTGCTTTGATCAGCTTCTTTTTCACGCCCTGCCCTCCGCCTTCTCAATCCGCGCCAGCGTCTCGCCACCCCACTGCATCGGCTCGTCATAGCAAACGCCCATCATCTTTGACCAATTTCTGCGCTCCCCCGGCTCAATCTCGCCGCGATCAACCGCACGATCCCATGCCAGCCGGTGCCGAACAACTTGATACAGATCCCATGCAATCGTGCCATGGCGCTTTTTGCCGTCGTCATACAACGGCAGCAAGATCGACTCGATCATGCGCTGCTTGTCGTAATCCAAATAGCTTGCCAGCGGCAATTCACGCAGCGCCATGTCAATTTGGCCCATTTGCAGCCGCGCCAAAATTTCGCACGCACTGCTGATTTCGGCAGCCTGGCGGGCGGTTAGGGTTAGGGTATAGTTAGTCACTTCTCACCTCCCGCTTTCTCGATCTCGTCGGCCTGTTGGCGCAGGCGCTTAAACTGATTTACTACTGTAGGGCCGCTCAAATAGCAGCGCCTAGTTGTTGCATCCAGTTCGTCGGTAAGCGCTTCGTAATCCGACACCCTTGCCCGCAACTCTTTTATTGTCTTGAAAAATCCCATTTTCGATTCGATGGCAGAGTTGTATTTTTCAGGGGGTATCCATCCGACCGGAGCATCACATCTTTCTGATGCGGCCGCCTCCAGCTCCACCACCCTTGCCTGGGCCTGTTCAAGCTGGTGATAGAGCTTTTTAACTTGATTTTCGCTGTAGTAGTTAACCTGCTTGTAGTCGGTTTTTGGGTGACTGAGCTTCACTGCTTTCGCTGATTGCTCATCATCAAAAATAGCAAGTGAGCCGTCCTGTCCAATCTTTATGTACTTCTCGTCGGAGTCAGTGGCGTATAATACGCACACACTAAGTGGGTTTATATCGTCCATCATCTGAGTCCTCCTGTGGTGGTTGTGGCACCAATTCCTGAAGTTCACTAATCGCCTGCTGCGCAAGATGGTGTTCGTAAGGCTCTGGATCGTCGCCAAAACCTTTAAACCTCTCGCGGGCGTAGAACTCCAGCGCTTCAAGAGCAATTGCTGCCGTCTCTATGTGGCACTTAACCCACCCATCACCCTCTGGCTGGGCGGGCAGGGGCAGATGAACGGCCTTGCATTTCTGAGGCATCATCCGCTCCGCTTCCTTGGCCTCATCTTCTGAGTATCGGCCCGCCTCGTTAATGTCATTGGTGTAGCCGCGATGGTCTGGCCGCTCCCACACACCGCGAGTCACGAGATAGTCTCCGCGCATCTGGATCAACCATTGATCGGCCACCGGCTCCGGCACTGCCTGAGCCCTTGGTGGGTGGGTGTAGAGCTCCGCGCCGGGCTTTGGCGGGCCGTCTTGCAGCTCAACAACTTCCCATTTTGGTCGCTCAAATTGTCCGTAGCTGTAATGGGGTCGGATAAACAAGGCTTCAGCTTCTTGTTCTGGGGTTAGATTTAGCTTCGACATAACATTCACTCCTTAAAACGGCACGTCATCAAAGTTTTCGTAATCGGATTCGATCAGTGGCGGGCCCATCGGCTTCTCGGCTTTCACCGGTAGGTCAACATCGCCGTAGTCATAGCCAACAATGCGCGGGAACTTGTCTGAGGTATCCACGTGGATCAGCTCTGGCTCTGGCAGTAAATCGGCGTCTGAATACAAAAGCGCTTCTTCCACTGTCTCCGGTACCGGCGCTAATACGCGCTCACGCCACCAGGCTTCGGCTTTTTTGCGGGCGTAACCCTCATGCTCAAAGCAAATCCACTCACTGCAGGCCCGCTCATAACCGGCGTAATAATCCACCCGAAAGCTCGGCTGCTTGCCTTCACCCTTCGGAACGTGGAGCGCATAGCTCACGCTGCTAACGTCGTAGTTTTCAATAGCGGGCGCATTTGGTTCGCCGTTGCTCACGATGGCCGCGTTGCTGGCGGTTTCTTCGTGCACCGGGTTGGCCGGGAATTGCGCCAAGCACACCGGGCAATACCGAGCAGATATGTGGGCCTCTGCCCCGCAGGGGATGCACACTTTCACCATGGCGCTATCTGCACCGCTGCGCTTTGCGCCTGGCTTACGCGGCGGCCGCACATCATCTACAGGGCCGTGGCGCTCGATGTTTCCGGCAAAATCCAGCACCAGGCAATCGGCTTTACCGGTAGCCGGTGATTGACGCATGCCGCGTCCTACCATTTGCAGGTAAAGGCCTGGGCTTTGCGTTGGGCGAAGTAATGCCAGCAGGTCTGTGTTTGGCGCGTTAAAGCCGGTCGTTAAAACATCGACGTTGGCCAGGGCTTTTAAATAGCCGTCTTTAAAGTGCTGGATGATCTGCTGACGCTCCGGCTTTGGCGTCTCACCAGTCACCATTTCGCACAGGATTCCGCGATCATTCAGGGCGTCGGCAACGTGGCCGGCGTGGGCAACGCTTGAGCAAAATACCAACCAGCTTTTACGGTTCTCGCCGTAGCGGATGATTTCATCCACAGCTGCTGCGGTTAGTTCGGCCTGATCGACGGCTTGCGCCATTTCGCTGGCGATAAACTCACCGCCCCGGGTGCCCACGCCGGAAAGGTTCAGCTTTGCCTCAGTACCGTTGGTGGGCGTAGTCAGTGGCGACAAGTAGCCTCGATCCAACAGCAAACGGATAGGCACCTCATAAGCAATGTCGGTAAAGAGCGCATCCTCGCCTTCTATTAGCATCCCCTGGCCGAGCCGGTACGGCGTGGCAGTAAGGCCAACCACTTTTATGGCGGGGTTGATCGCTTTTATGGCGTCCAAAAAAGTGCGATACATGCCGGTAGCTTTCGCCGGTATCAAGTGCGCCTCATCCACGATGATCAAATCAAACCAGCCCAGCTCCATGGCCTTTTTATAAACCGACTGGATGCCTGCAAAAATAATTGGCTCCAGCGTATCCCGGCGGCCAACGCTGGCAGAGTTCACGCCGGCCGGTGCTTCTGGCCAGATCGCCATCAGCTCCTGATAGTTTTGCTGGATGAGCTCTTTAACGTGAGTCAGGCACAGCACCCGCTGGTCTGGCCATGCGCTCAAAATGCCTTGAATCAGCGAAGCATTAACCAGGCTCTTGCCTGCACCGGTGGGCAGCACCAAAAGGGGGTTGCCGTCCTTGCGCATAAAGTAGCCGTAAAGCGCATCGATCGCGGCCTGTTGGTAATCACGCAGCTGCATTCTTTTTGCCTCCATCTGCAGTCCCGTTGCTGTAAAACACTCGATTCTCTTCCGGCTTTGCACCCACGCAATGGCAGTCGTTCGCCTGCTCATACAGCGCCGGAATCAGTCGCTGCTCTGGGCACCCTGCCTCTTGGTCTTTTGCCGTGGGTATGTCTGCGCCCCAATGCTGGCAGCTCCAGCGGGCGCTGCCGTCGAGCTCTGGCGTTGAGTGCAGGCAGGTGCGGCAGTTGCGCAGCGGCTGCTCACGACCGTGGCAAATTTCGCTGAAATCGCAGAACTTGCACTGGTACCAAGCAGGGTCTTGGCTGATTCGCGCTGGCGGTGTGGCGGCATCGATGACCGTGCGCGCCCGACCCTCCAGCTGCTGAGCTTCTTTTTCGTCGTACAGCACCCGCTCGATGTGCAGCTGGTCGTCGTTTTTGTTCACGGCCATGTAAAGCGCGCGGGTCAGGCCAGACCAGTGCATATACAGCTGCATCTGCGCCCAATGTTCGGGCTTGGATTCGCGCACACCGTTTTTCAGCAGCAACTTAAACGACTTGTCGTTGTGGGTTTTCATTTCGACAATGTGCCGGGTCTTTGGCGCTTCAGGGATGCCTTCGGCCTGGCCGTCTGACGAGCCACCCACGTGGCCGCCGATTACCGAAAATCGGAACTGCTCGCCGGTAACCGGGTCCACTTCGTCAATCGCAATGCCGGCCCCTGCTAGAAGCTCGACAAAGGTATCTTCTTCGCGCTGGCCCCGGGCAAACAGGCGCAAAAGCCGCGGGCTGTGATCGCTGGCTTTCACCCACCGGAAGCCGTACCACAACTGACGAAGGCATGGGCGGCCAATAATCGACGCGCCAAGGTGTGGGCGAAAACCTTCGTCTGCGCTGGCCTTAACCGCGGCTTCGATGGCCTGCAGTGTTTGGCTTTCTTGCTCGGGTAGCGTGGCCATCAGAATGGGATCCTCTCTTCAAAATGGTCGCAGCCCTTTGGCTGCACGTCGTCTGGAATATCCGCCTGCCACTGCTCGCAATATCCGTTTACGTGCATCTCGCATTCAATACAGGCGGTGGTCACGCTCAGGGCATCCACTACCCTGAGCGCATCCTCCAGCGTTTGGCGCATACGCGCCTTTTGCTGTGGAGTGACCGTCATGGCTTAGCCGCGAGCCCAGGGCGGCGCAGAGGCTGCTGGTGCAGCGGTTTGTGGAGCCGATTCAGCCGCGGCCGGTGCCTGTTGCTCTGTATGCTGCGGCTGATTGCTGGCCTGGGGCGCTGGCTTGCTGCCCGTAGACTTGTAGGCTTTCACCTCATTGCTGGCGCTGTACCCGCCTTCAGCCGGCTTGTATGTGACTCGGGCAACCACCGGTATGTTGTGCAGCTGGGCGCTGTCGGACACATTCATCACGCCAGCGGCGTGGCAAAGCGAAGACAGCTGGCGCTGTGCAATCTCAACCGCCGTGTTGTTTGGGTTCACCAGGTTCAGCCGGTCCCAAACCTTGCGACCTTTCATGGGGCCATCGATGACTTCCAGCGTCATCTGCAGGTATTGCCCGCGGTTGTTTTTGGTCGGCTTCATTTCCGACTCAGTGATCACCACCGGATATTCACCTGCTGGCAGCGGCTCGAAATTGTCGGTTGGGTCGATCTGTGTTGCGTCAAACATTTGGCCAAGTTGTGCCATGGTAATTCTCCTGTTAAGCCTGGGTAGCTGGGTTGGTTGTTGCGTTGCTGAGTACCGGAATATGCGGCGCCAGCGGGTTGGTGTTCTGGTCAAAGGGCAAATCTGCATCGATGCCAAAACGGTTTTTGCTGATGTGCGTGGCAATCGGGTAGCAGGTCAACACCCGCTGACCGTCGCTGATAGCCTTCTTCTTGTCGCCATCGCCGCGGGTGTAGGTTTTGAGCTTGATAAAGCCCACCAGATCCACGTTGTCGCTGTAGTGGCTCACCGACTTGTTGTGCATGCGGATCGAATACCGCGTGTAGCTGTCGTTATCTGGCGGGTCGATGGTTTCGCTCACCGCGTGGGCGATGAAAACCACGTTGATACCCTTTTGCCCCGACAACCAGCCCGCAGCCTCCCGTATCTGGCGGTGGCGTTCAGCGACCGCTGACATGCCAGCACCGTACCCGCCCAACGCCTGGTTAATGCTGCGCGGGTTCTTCGGGTCGCTTGCGATGATCTCTTGCTCAATCATCGTGTTCAGCTGGGTGATGGAGTCCAGCACCAGGGTCTGGAAGTCGTGATCTTCGGTGGCCAACGCCTGCATGGCGTCCAGCACGTCCTGGCTGCTGTTGGCCAGCGGGAACAGGGCAACGTCATCGCGGCCGCTCAGGCTGGCGGTGCCGTCCTCTGTGCGGATGAATACCGGCGCGGGAAACTGAGCCGCCAAAGTGGTCTTACCCATGCCGCCTTCACCCACCAGGGTGCAGATCACGGCACGGTCTTTGGGTGCCGTCAGGCTTTGCAGCGAGATAGCCATTAGATCACCTCCACACGAACAGTTGGCTTAGCCGGTTTTGCCGTGATGAACTCCGCCGCTTTGGCGTACAGCTCCGGCTCGTTGTCCTGCAGATGGCGCAGCTCTTTCAGGTCGAGCGCGGCCTTATAGCGCACTAACCGGCTTGCAATCGGTGCAGGCAGTGCGGCAGCCAGTGCAGTGTCGTCGCTGATGGTGCGGTTCAGCTTGGTCGCCACCTGCACCTTGAAATACTCGGTTTCGGCCTTGGCCGTGCCTTCGGGCTTCAGTTCGCCCATCAGGTTGATGACAGCAGTCTCGGCCGCAAGGCGGGTCTTATTGGCTTCCGCCTCGGCGGTCTTGGCTTCGCGCAGGGCTTGCAGCGCGATGTCCATTGCGGTGGGTGCGTTGGTTTCGACGGCGGTCGCTTGGTCGGTCATTGGGTGTTCTCCTGATGTTGGGAGGGTTGCCCCTCCCGTTGAATTACTTGCTGAACGAGCCAACAAAGATGCTGCAGTCATCGCTCAGCGATTCATCCAGCTTGTCTTTGAACTCGATGGCCATTTCTTCTTGAGCGGCTTCCAGCTTTGTAATGCGTAGCTTCAAACGGGGCTGCTCGTCTTTTCGTATAACCACACTCAGGCGCAGGTAGAACTTGCGGTGATCCAAGCTATGGTATGGCTGGCACTCGAACACGAACCCGGCTGGCAGGCCGTCTTTGCTGCTGGCCTCGATCTGCTCCATGGCACTGCGTGAGCCACGGAAATCACCGTCTTCGTGCTCTTCCTTTCGGCTTTGGTCGATGGTGATGTTGCGCACCGAATTGGCCGCCTTAGCCATATTGATGGGAGCACCACTGCCGTCCTGAGCTTCCAGATGCACAAACCAATCCTGAATCCACTCAGATAATTCACGCTGGCTCATGGCGCAGCCGGAAATAGCCAGAATGGCATCGAAAGGCGCGGTGCTTTTCAGCTTGAGCAGGGCTGTGTGTTCGCCATGAAAGGGATTTCCTATGTCACCCAAGTCAAAGAATGCTTTGGCACTCATGGACTCAGGATCAACAAACACCAGAGGATTAGCATCGTGGAAAATGCAGCGCTCAACGTATCGTGCGTAGTCCTGCATGGATGAAGTTTTCAGCTGACCACGAAACTCGGTGGGCTGGGACATGTACTTTTCAAGCGATACCACGCTGCAGCTTTCCGGGACGATGGCCAATGGCACATCGGTTTCCGGCGACTTATGAGCTGCCGCAATGAGCGCTTGGATTTCTTTCAATGTTTCAATATTCATTGTTCACTTCCTGCTCTAGTGCGTTGATTAAGGCTTACGCCTGCTTTTCTGGAGATCCGTGCTTGTCGAACATCCGAGCCTGATTGTTTGGGAAGAGCGTCAACTCACCGCCCGCATTCACGTACAGCGGTGTTTCTGTGGTGTTCTCTTCCGAAACCTTGCCCTTGCTGGTTGGCTGACTGAAAACCAGCTTGTGAACGCAGGCGACCTGATGGCTTTCGCCAATCTGCTTCAGATCAAACGTGACCTGAACGCGACCGGCTCGACCGTGATCGACTACGCCAGCAGCTACCTGGCTCAACGCGTGAGCAATCTTCTGCTCAAAAACGCCCGCATCGAGGTCTTTTAAAAGCTGGCTTACATTTGTTTTCTGTGACATTTGCCACCTCCTACTGGTGTTTAGCGCCCATTGCGCCGTGGTTGGGTTCGGTTTATGCCGCGCTCGGCGGCGTAGGGTTTTGATCGCTGTTTGCTCTGACTGCGCTCAAAGACACAACCGTACTGAGCTGGCGTGACTCTTCGCGCGGCTTAAACCGGAAGTGATTCAAGCCGGCCAGCTTTGCATCGCAGCCAAGATCGTTGGCAAATCTAATAATCGACATCACCGGCGTGTTGTCTGGCAATTCAAGCGTGATGGTTCTCATGCAACTTTCTCCTGCGGCAATTGAGCGGCTTCCAGGTCGTCGGCCAGTTCGGCCAGCGCCCAGGCCAGATCGCGGGCCTGCTTTGGCGTGCTGAAATACATCTGAGTGCTTGCCGGCGCATCGCTTGCCGGGTCGCCAATCTCAAGAACGCCATAGCGACTGCTGCTGGGCAGGCAGTGCGACACGCGCACAAGCTTGGCTTGCGGGCTGTGAATGTCAGTGTGGGTGGTCATGGTTGGTCGCCTGGTCGGTTGGTTGGTGTTAAACACAAGTGAACTTGCAAACAATAAAAACACACTTGGCTTTTTTATGCAAGCAGTCTTGCATTATTTTTTGCAGGCAATAAAAAACCCGCGCAAGGCGGGTTGTAAAAATCAGGCTATCTAGCGTCGTCGGCGCAAGTTCCTGCGATGCTCTACCACAGTGCCAACAATGTGGCCTGGGTTTTGGGATGAGACTGTGATGGTGTGATAATCCTCATTAATAGGCACCAGCTCAAAAACATGATGCCCGCTTTCATCGTTTCCTCTTGAGCGATATTTCTTAATGGTTGATCTTTGCTCGGCTTCAATTACAGCCACAACTATATCGCCCGGCCACGGCTTTACGCTTGGATCAACAACGACCAGATCGCCGTCGCGATACTCCGGAGCCATGGAGTTGCCCGAAACAATCAAGGCGAACGCATCAGCGCCCAGATCGTGGTCAAGCTCTGCGCCAACAGTGACCTCACTCATCCCTGCGCCTGCATGATAGTCATCAATAACCTGCTTTGGATTTCCTGCCTCTACATAGCTCAAAACAGGGATTGAGCGCACGGAGGGGTTTGTCTCTCGGCCGTTTGTGTAATCAGCACCCTTATTCATTTCGCCTTGGCCGGTGACCAACCACTCTAATCTGCAGTCATAAGCTTTGGCAATTTTTGCCAAGTGATCGGCAGAAATTGAATCTAAATTTTTTGTGAACCACTGGCGCACACCTTCATAGGTCACATCAGTAATTCTCGCAAGATTGCGCCTTTGCTCACGGGTAGCAACACCGCGATCAATTAGCAAAAACTGGATTCTTTCAGCTTGTGTTTTCATGGCAACAGTTTACAAGGTTGCTTTTAAAGCGTGGTTGGCTTTAGAATGCAAGTGTACTTGTATAAAGATGCACCGCCGGAGGAAAGCATGACCAAGCAAGAGGCAGTCCAGCACTTCAAGACTGGCGCAAAACTGGCAGAAGCGCTTGGCATAACACACCAGGCGGTTTACGACTGGGGCGAAAAAGTGCCAGCGGTTCGCCAGTACCAAATCGAAGTATTGACCGAAGGAAAACTGAAAGCTGAACGACAGAACCAGGCTGCGTGAAATGGAAAAGCTAACCGGCCAGGTCATGACGCACTTACCAGAGAGCGCAGAAAAGCAGCTCAAGGGCTTGGCGCGCATAGACGGTGTAAAGGCGAGCGAGTACGCGAGAAAAATCATTTTGAGGCACCTCCGTGAAAAGCAGCGTCAGTTTCAGCTTATGCACGAAGTGTTCGGTACGGACGGGTTCGATGAAAACGAATAGTACGCTACGTTTCCTGGCGAATCGTGAAGACTCTGTTTGTCACCGTTCTGGCCTGCGGTTAAAGGCCAGCGCCCCAGCTAGTTTTGGGTGCTATTCCGCCGCTTGGCGTGGGAGTCAGGTTGGTAATAAAGCTAGCAGCACAGCCAAAGCGTCCTCTACCCGCAGAGAAACGCGGTTCCTTACGCAACCCGGTGATGTGTTGACAGGTCGGAAAGACGGCCAATTTTTAAGCAAAAAAAGCCCGGTCAAAGGCGTTGGCGCGCCTACCGGGCTTTTTAAGACTACAAACGAGGCAGATTATGCAGCACCACTGTTTTATGGGCAAGCGTAATGGATAACAGCATGTTAAGCAGTACGCCCACGACAATGCTGGATTACGCATTATTTTATGCAGCTCATGGCTGGCCAGTTTTTCCGCTGGCACCAGGTAGCAAAACACCGCTGCCCGGGTCGCGCGGCTTCAAGGATGCGACCACCGATATCACAATCATCAGCCGGCAATGGTCAACAACGCCTGATGCCAACATTGGCATTGCTACAGGCGACAGTGGGTTCTTCACCGTTGATATTGACCCGCGCAACGGCGGTGATGACGACCTGGACGCTCTGGAAGCCGAGCACGGCTCCATGCCCGATACGCTGGAAGTGATGACCGGTGGCGGCGGCACCCACAGGCATTACCGCATGCCAGAAGGCGTGCGCATTGGCGGAGCCAAGCTGGCCAACGGCATCGATATCAAATCCTATGGCGGCTACATCGTGGCGCCTCCCAGCATTCACCCGGAAACGGGCCTGCCTTACGAGTGGGAAGCCAGCAGCGACCCAACAGACGGCGCGGCGATCGTTGACGCTCCGCAATGGCTGATCGACCGGCTGACAGTAAAAGAAAAGCCAGCCAATAACACAGCCCTTCCGGTCGCCGGCGCCATACTGCCTCGAACTCAGGTGCTGGAACTTGAAACAGCGCTCGACTTTCTGGACCCCGATGATTACGACCAGTGGGTAAAAGTCGGCATGGCCCTGCATTCCAGCGGTGCCGGCCGGCAGGCCTACGGTATCTGGGCCACCTGGTCCCGGGGCTCTGAAAAGTTCAACGACGACATCCAGATGAAGAAATGGAAGTCGTTTAGCAGTAGCGGGCTGAACGTTGAAAGCATTTTTGCCTGGGCCACCGAAGCGGGCTGGGTCAATCCGATGGATTACCAGAAGCAGCGCTTCAAGGAAATCAACAAGGATTTGCTGGCGGCCGCCAATGGACACGGGCCATCGTTTGAGGTGGTTAATCGTGACCGCATCATCGATCGCACCATTCCGGTGCCGGCGCTGGCCTCTGCAGCGGACTGGATCGAGCAGCAGCTACCTATGCGCCAGCCGTATGCGGTCACTCAGGCAGTGCTGTCGCTGGCCTCTCTCATGGCCGGCCGGCATTACATTTCCGAAGACGGCCACCCGGCGCACACGCATCTGGGGATTATTTCCCGTTCCGTAGGTACCGCCCGCCCAATCAAGGCCTGTATTCACCGGCTGATTGCCGGCGCCGGCCAGCGCAAGATGATTCGCGGCTCCCGCATTGTGTCCGCTCAAACGCTCTACAAAACTTTGCTGCGCAACCCGGCCTGCCATTGGGTGGCGGACGACTACGGCCAGCTGGTGGCCTTTGCTCGCCGCCAGCCAAGTGGGCAGCAGGAAGGGGCACTTTCAGCCATTGCAGACGCCTATGCAGCGGATGCCATCTACATCGATCAAGACGTAGACCCGCAGGCGCTGAAAAGCGAGGACGACTGCACCATCTACAACCCTTCGCTTTCCATACTGGCACTCATCTCAGAGAACCAGCTGGGTGGACTGGCCAAGCGCTCGGAAATCGGGCGCGGTGCACTGGAGCAGATGCTCTGCGTGTGCTGCCCGGAGCCGGAACCGAACATGGAAGCGCAGAAGCTCAACAACATCCCGCAAAGCGTTACCAGCACCATCGAAAAGCTCAGAGCCCCGCGCCGTATCGGTAACCTCGGCGGCCTGTCCAACGGCCTGCAACCCGCCAGCTTTACCACGGTGCGGTTCCCCGCCGATGTGCGCGACCAGCTGGCGGAAAACGATCAGCAGCTTCTGGATCTGGTATCCACCAACCGGTACCTGACCCCTCTGGCCATCGGTGCGCAGCAAATCATGCGGCGCCTATTGGTGGCGTTGTCCGCATGGCGCGACCCGGTTAACCCGGTAGCCTCTGTTGATCTGGCTTTCTGGCTGGGCGGCTATATAGCGGATCACTTTGCAATGTTTGTCGAGCGCATCCAGACCGCGAGCGAAGATGGCAAATCGGATGTATACGAGCGCGTGCTTGAGATCATCCAGGAGGCAGGGCCGGACGGCGTGACCCAGCGGGATCTGGCGCGTAAGTCGCGGCCCTTCCGCGCGTTGAAGCTGGAACAGCGCTCTGAGCTGATTGGGCGGATGGTGATGGATGACCTGGTGCACGAGAAGAAAACCGGCAAGACCGAAACTCTGATTGATAGCCGTTTTGTGCGTGAGGTGGGCAAATGAACGTGTTTTTGCTGTCACCACCTGTCACCACCTGTCACCACCCTTTGGTGACAGCAAAAATTGTTAAATTTCAAAAGTTTAAACCACCTGTCACCACTGTCACCACCTTATTATATATAAATAAATACCCTTGTGGTGACAGGTGACAGTGGTGACAGGTGGCTCTAGCCCAGTGGTGGCGCGGGCTGTAGCTGTCACCACCCCCCGGTGACAGGTGGCAAAAAGTGGTGACAGTTGGCGCTGTCAGAAAATCCTCAAAAACGTAAACATCTGATAAATAAAGGAACGCAAGGAAATGACTACAAACAGCATTACCCAGCTCGTTAAAAACATGACCGGTGTCACCTTGACCCCGCACCAGCAAAGCGCTTATGACACCCTGCGCAGCTTTGCCAAAGCCAATGGCGGCGCCTCTATGGCCGTGCTGACCGGATACGCCGGCACTGGCAAGACAACCCTGGTAGGCAAGCTTACGGACGACCTGACCGACAACCTGCGCATTGCCGTGTGCGCCCCAACCAACAAAGCCGTGAAAGTGTTGCGCGAAAAGATCACCGCCAAAGGTGTGGAGTTCGCCACGCTGCATTCGCTGCTGGGCCTACGCATGAAAGAAAGCGACGATGGCCAGATGGATGTGCGCCGTGAAGGATCGTCCTCACTGCACGAATATGACCTGGTGATCGTGGACGAATGCTCGATGATCAGCCCCGACTTGTTCCAGATGATTCTTTCAGGCAAGCGCAACGCCCGGGTGCTGTTCGTGGGCGACCCTGCGCAGCTGCCGCCTGTGGGTGAGGCTATGGAGTCACCAGTGTTCACTATGGTTGATCTGAGAGCGCCTCTGAGCGAAGTAGTAAGGCAGGCCCGGGGCAACCCCATCATTGAATTGTCTATGGCGATCCGCAAAACCATGGGCGAAAACCGCGTGATGTCACCAGCCGAGATCAACGCCGCGCTCCCGCCCTCTGGCGAAGGCGTACCCGCCTGCGTCACCTACGGCGGAGAAGCTACCGCGATCCAGTGGGCGCTGGCGGAAATCGAGGCTAACCGGGAATGCCGAATCATCGCGTTTACCAACGCGCAGGTGCAGCAATACAACTTTCAGATTCACAACGCGCTGCACGGCTTTGACTCCTGGCTGTTCGTGCCCGGGCAAAAGCTGATGATGCAGGAAGCCGGAGAAGCGCGGATGGGCGGCGTGAAGCCGGTACCGCTGCACACCAGCGAAGAGCTGGACGTGCTGACCGTGGAACAGGAGCCACACCCCAGGTACCCGGGCATTCCTGCGCGAAAGCTTACGCTGATGCGCGACGACTCAACCGAGGTGCAAGGCTACGTGCCCGAAGACCCCAGCGCACTGCAGCAGGAGATCAGCGCCAAGTTTGCTGAATGGCGGGCGCTGAATGCCGAAAGCCGTGCCGGCAACTTTGAGGCCCGGGAAAAGGCCAAGCTGGCAAGCCAGCAGGCCTGGGGACTGAAAAAGGCCTTTTTGCCGCTGCGCCACACCTACGCCATAACCGCGCACAAGAGCCAGGGCAGCACCTTCGACACCGTGCTGGTGGATTACACCAACCTGTGCCGGATGCGCAGCGCTTACGAGCTCAACCGGGCTCTGTACGTCGCCATCACGCGCCCCAGTCAGTTTTTGGCGGTGGTTGCGTAATGATGCTCACACTGCCTTACCCGCCCAGCGTCAACCGCTACTACCGCCGCGTGGGCCAGCGAACCCTCATCAGCAAAGAAGGCCGCGATTATCGCGCGGCCGTGATTCGACTGGCCAACACAAAAACACCGATTTATGGACGCCTGGACGTGTCGGTGCTGCTGTCACCGCCTGACAAGCGCCGCCGTGATCTGGATAACACCCTGAAAGCGCTTTTGGATGCCCTGCAGCATGCCGGGGTGTATCTGGACGATAGCCAGATAGACCGGTTGCTGGTGGAGCGCTCCGGCGTGATTAAGGGCGGGCAAGCGGAAGTGGTGATTCAGAGCATGGAGGCGGCAGCGTGAAAGTAATTGACCTGTTTTCGGGCGCCGGCGGGTTTAGCACTGGCGCACAGATGGCCGGCTGTGACCCTGTGTGGGCGGCGAACCATTGGCCGGACGCTGTTGAGTGGCATAGCCGCAACCACCCGGAAGCGCAGCACCTGTGCCAAGACCTGCACCAGGCGGATTGGTCGCTGGTGCCGGCTCACGACATGATGCTGGCCAGCCCCTGCTGCCAAGGGCACAGCAAAGCCCGGGGCAAGGCGAACGGTAACCCGCAGCACGACGCAAGCCGAAGCACTGCATGGGCGGTTGTGTCCGCGGCGGAATATCACCGGCCCCCCCATTATTATCGTTGAGAACGTGCCGGAGTTTCTGGACTGGCAGCTTTATCGGCCCTGGGAGCTGGCAATGAATGCTTTGGGGTATGCCGTAAGCCCCCACGTTATCGACGCTGCCGACTTGGGCGCACCTCAGAATCGGATTCGAATGTTCCTAGTGCTGACGCACTCCAAAGCGCCGCTTTTGCTGAGCCTTCCGAAAATGGCCCACAAGCCCGCCACGTCTTTCATCGACTTTGAGGCCGGCAATTGGTCATTGATTAATAAGCCAGGCAGGGCCACGGCAACACTTGAGCGTGTAGCTGCTGGCAGGGCTGTATTCGGTGAGCGCTTCCTGACTTCTTACTACGGAAACACCAAGACAGGCCGCAGTCTGGATCGCCCGATTGGCACTATAACAACTCGTGATCGCTGGGCAATCATCGACGGTGATCGGATGCGGATGCTTTCGCGCTGGGAATGCCGGGACGCCATGAGCTTCCCGAGCACTTACCAGCTGCCAGATAATCACCGGCTGGCCGTGCATCTGATGGGCAATGCCGTTTGCCCTGAGCCGGTAAAGCACATTATCAAAGCAGTGAGAGAGGCCGCGTGACTGAGCTACCGCAAGACATCATCGACCACTGCCAACGCCATCCGGCGTGCAAGGGTTGCCCGTTGGGTACCTGCACAGCACCACTGGTACCCGTAACCGACCCGCGTTGGCAGCAGTGGCTGGCTGAACGCATTGAAGCAGTTAGGAGCTTTGCATGAATAAAGATTTGGAATGGTTGGCGCGGAATGTGAGCGAGTGGCCGACGGATATAAACGGCTTTTTCCCAGAGCTCTACGAAGTGATCGTGTGCTATGTCCGAGATCGTGGCGGTAAAGAGGCGGTCGCTTGCCAGCCGGGGTCGCATAGCGCGATGCAAAACACGACTTTCGGCCATAGCGAATGGCACCAGGCCAGGCAGGAGCTTGGCTTGATCTGCACACCGGAAGAAGACGAGGCATGGGAGGCGCGCATGGACGCCATTGGCCAGAACGGAAACGATGGGGATCACTACGACGCTGCAGGGGTGGTTTTCGGCGGCAAGCAGCCCCGCTATCAGGACGCCAAAGGCGAGGACTGGATAGACGAGGCAGCACGCACTTTCACTGCCGAAGAGTTCCGGGGTGCGATGCGCTTCTCAATCGGCAAGTACAACCGGCGCATGGGGAAGAAGGACGAGCTGGTGAAAGAGATCGAAAAGATGCGGGATTACTGCGAGCGGTGGCTGGAAGTGGAGAAGCGGCGATGAGCGCAGACAATCTGTCACCCAAAACAGGCAGGCCGACAAGCTGGACGATTCGCTGCCTTGCAACCGGCGAGTGCTTCGAGCTGTTCACTAAAGCCAATACGGACAAGGCGATTGCGAGCGGCCTGTTTTTTGTCGAGGAAACCGGCGAGTACTTGGCGCGAATCAATCGGGAGCTTGCAGCTCAGTGATCCAGCTCACCGCCATAGTGGATGATAAGCGGGCAACCATGCTCACAGAGCTATCCATCGAGCAGGCCGGGCAAAGCTGCAGGGACAGATTCGGCGCACGGTTTGAAGGCTTTGCGCCAGTGCCGCTGGAAACGGTGGCCCGGGCAAAGTGGGCAGAATATCAGGCAAAGCAAGTAAGCCGGCCAGAGTTGGAGAGGTGGCTAGCAGAACAACAAGAAGAACAGGCAATCAGGGCGTTGTTTAATCGGTTCAGGGGAGCAAAAGCATGAAGAGCAGCTTTTTGGCGCTATGTATGGCCTTGATATTTTCAGTTTTTACGATTTTGGCGAGCACTGTATTTAACGGTGACGCATTTGCCGTTTGCTGGCTTTCGTCACTCACAATTTTTATGACCGGCGTTAATCTGATCTGCAAGGCCATTGAAGAGTCTCGGGGGTAGCATATGCAGGGCGACAGAGACGAGCAATTCCGACGTGCAGTATTGCGTAAGCAGGCCATGATATTCGTTGATTTTTACATCGAGGTCGGATTGTCGAAGCTGCAAAACGCAGAGATTGCGAAAGAGGGGCGCAGTGTTATCGGAGCGCTGGTAGACTTTCGCGGCGAAATCCCCAGGTCATCGGGTTTTAGCGAGTTTTGCAAGCTGGCAAACAAGGTGGATCGCATGAAGCGGTTTGGCGGAGAGCATCTGGCGGCATGTTATTTTGTCGGCAAGCTGTCAGATCGGCAGCACGACGCCGTAGTATGCAACCAGACTTATCGCGGCAAAGTGAAGGTGGCGATTGATCCGTTCGCGCCTGAAAAGCCGATAGAGATACGCTGGACTGATGAAAAGTGCGCCAAGGATTTACGGTGCACGGTAAACACGTTCCGGCAGCGCATTGTTGACGGATACACAAGGCTGGAAGGGCTGATCGAAGAAAGTCAGGGCAAGAAAAAAGCGGCCTAAGATTGTTAATTCATCCAGCCTGTACGTATTGACAGCTTTCTGATTACAGCGCACACTGTATGCACTTGCTCGAAAGAGCCAACAAAGCCCGCAGGCCACCACCTCGCGGGCTTTTTTGTGCGTGTTATTTGCCGGTGGACGCGCCGGAAGTCCTCGCCAGCCTCTTTGCACTGCATACGCTGGCATGGGCGCACCACCTCTCCCCTGCGGTCTGCTACGCCGCACCTTGCCGCTCCCCAGCGGCTTTTTTAATTCTGGAGTTACCATGGATCGCCAGCTACTTGAAAGCCAGCTCAAGCGACACGAAGGGCTGAGGCTGCGCCCGTACCGCGATACTGTGGGCAAGCTGACGATCGGCTATGGCCGAAACCTGCATGACGTTGGTATCAGCCAGGCTGAAGCGGAACACCTGCTGCAAAACGACATCGACGCTGTGGAGCAGATGCTTGAACGTGTGGATGGGTATCAATCGCTGAGCCCGGTGCGCCAATCCGTGATTGCTAATATGTGCTTTAACCTAGGCATGACGCGGCTGCAAGGATTTCGCAAGATGTGGTCCGCCATCCGCCGCGCAGATTACGCCACAGCCGCAAAAGAGATGCTGCTGAGCAAGTGGGCCAGCCAGGTGGGTGGCCGCTCTGCTGAGCTTGCAGAGATGATGCGCAGCGGACAGACCGGGAATGGATGACGTGGACCGCCGCGGCTGGCACATCGACAAAGGTGTAGGTGTCGCCCATATCATCACCACCGGGATGCTCATCGTTACCGCGCTGTGGTATCTCGCCGGACAAGATAGGCGTATTGCTGTCCTTGAGCTTGGGGTAAACCACTTGCAACAGTCCCGCATCAGCGACCAGAACCGAACAGAAAAGAAGTTCGACGAGCTAAAGACAGACCTGCGAACGATCAACAGCAAGCTCGACCGGATTATTGAGAGTGACCGATAACCACCCAGATCCGGCCACACACTGGAAGCACCGCCGCCGACTGGCCTACACCGCTATGGCTGCGCTCTTGGTGATTCTTGCAGCAGCACTAGCCGGAAAGGTTCAGGCTGCCGTTATGCCGCTGCTAGAGGGGTTAGCGTGGGCCTTTGTGGTCATTGTGCTCGGGTACTACGGCAACAACGCCATAGAGGCGTTCAGCAGGGCTAAAAAGTGATGCTGGGACGAATCAAAATGATCGCACTCGCCGTTGCAGGATCTGCATTCATCGCCCTGGGCGGGCTGGTGTGGTGGCTGCACGAGAACAACCAGGATCTGGTGGCGGATAGGCAGCGGCTCAAGCAGGCTAATGCAGATCTGGCCGAGTCCGCCAGAAACCAAAAGGCCGTGGCCGATACATTGCAGGCCGACATCATCAAGCGCGACGAGTTAGCGCAGAGGGCTATGCAGGCACGAAATGACGCAGACAAAAAGCTACAGAAAGCAAGGCAGGCATTGCATGACGCACTACAAGACAATGAATGTGCTGGCACTGCTCACCCTGCCGCTGTTGGTGACTGGTTGCGCAAAAACTCAGACAGTCTATAAAACCAACACCGTATACCTGACACCTCCCGCTTTTCTGCTAACCGACTGCACCGCACCCGAGTACACCGGCACCACATGGACTGATGTGGCCGATCATGCGCTACAGCTCAAGGCTGAGTTGAGTCTGTGCAACTGGGACAAGCGGCAGCTCAGAGAGTGGGCAGTGTCAAATCTAAGATAGAGGGAAGTGGAAATGGCAGTCGAGGCGAAGAAGAAGCCCGGCAGAAAGCCAGGGATACCGAAAACGGGCGGCAGAAAGAAGGGCACGCCGAACAAAGTTACCGCCGATGTGAAGGCATACGCGCAGAACTACGGCAAAGAGGCGATTGAAGCGCTGGTGAACATCATGCGCAGCGAAGACCAGCCAGCCGCTGCTCGTGTAGCTGCATCCCGCGAGATACTCGACAGAGGTTACGGCAAGCCCAACCAGGCTATTGAGCACACTGGCAAGATTGATCAGCCGCTTGTGATCGTGACAACCGAAGATGAGGATTAAGCTCACCCGGCCACAATCGAAAGTCTGGAATGCAGACGAGCGCTTTAAGGTGCTTATTTGCGGCAGGCGATTCGGCAAGACGTTCTTGGCGCTCACATGGCTTATGCGTAACGCGCTTGAGGATGCGGGCTCGCTGAATTACTACATCGCGCCGAGTTACGTGGCGGCTAAGTCGATTGCGTGGCGGCTGCTCAAAGAGCTGGCAGGCGACCACATACGGCACAAGAACGAATCAGAGCTATCCGTTGAGTTTGCAAACGGTGCGATTGTCCAGCTCAAGGGTGCAGAGAACCGCGACAGCCTGCGAGGCGTGAGCCTATCCAGCGCGGTGCTTGATGAATTCGCGTTCATGGCGCACGAAGTGTGGACGGAGGTTATCAGGCCGGCGACCAGTGACCGGCAGGCTCCTGTTTTGTTCATCACGTCACCTGCTGGCTGGAACTGGGCAAAGGATCTATACGACTACGCCATAAGCGGCAAGGATGACAACTGGCGAGCGTGGCAGTTCACCACCGCAGAAGGCGGCAACGTTAAGCCTGAAGAGATCGAGTCGGCGCGCCGCGAGCTGCCAGAGCGCACATTCCGGCAAGAGTACCTGGCCAGCTTTGAGACACTGGCAAATCGCGTATACAGCTACTTCGACCGAAACGAGAACGTAACCACTTTGCAGCCGAGCGTTGATGACTTCGCTGAGCTTTATGTTGGCATAGACTTCAACGTTGATCCGATCAGCGCCGTGGTGGGCGTGAAGGCAGTTGATCAGCTGCACATTGTTGATGAGATTGTGATTGCAAACAGCAACACGACTGAGCTGGCCGCTGAGATCAAGCGCAGATACCCAAGACACAAGATTCGCACCTACCCAGACCCGTCTGGCAAGGCGCGCAAAACATCAGCCATTGGTGGCGTGACAGACTTCACGATACTAGAGCAGGCAGGCTTCAGGGTGATCGCGCCCAAGAAGGCACCGGCAGTCTCTGACCGCATCAACGAAGTGCAGGCCATGCTGCTCAATACGAATGGCGACCGCCGCCTGTTCATTCATAGCCGATGCCACGACCTGATCAAAGGGCTGGATGGCATGACGTACAAGAAGGGCGCCAGTGAGCCCGACAAGAGCCTTGGGCTTGATCACGTTACTGATGCCCTTGGCTACCTGATTCATTCCGAGTTTCCAATCAAGCGCCCAGTGGCCAGTGTAGGCCCGATTCGCTTCATGTGAGGACATAATGCCCGTAAACACTTTGCACGCAGATTATCAGGCGCATGAGGTCAAAGCGCAGCGTGTACGCGACGCTGTGGCGGGCACTGATGCAATTAAGGCGAAGGGCGACACGTACCTACGCAACCCTGACCCTGAAGACAAGAAGCGCTTTGAAGAGTACAAGGACGGCGCTCAATGGCTTGGCGTAACGAAGCGCACTCACGAATGGATGCAGGGTGCAATGTTTCGCAAGGCACCAGAGGCAGAGTTGCCAGCGGCTATCGAGTATTTGCTGTACAACGCGGACGGCACCGGTCAGAGCCTGGCGCAATTCAGCCGCAACGTGACCAGTCAGACGATTATCAACGGGCGGCATGGTGTTCTGGTTGAGTATCCACCGGCGGAGCCGGGCATGACCCGCGAGCAATCCGCAGGGCTGCAGGCAACGCTCAAACCCTACGCAAGCCAAAGCATCATAAATTGGCGGCGAAACGGCGATAAGCTGGCGCTGGTTGTGTTGCGCGAAACCTACGACCTTCCGATTGACGAGTTTAAGAGCGAAAGCAAAGAGCAGTTCCGGGTCTTGTCGCTGGATGAAGCGGGGCTTTACCTGCAGCGCCTGTTTCGTGAGGGCGAAGAGGTGAGCCGAATTGAGCCGCGCACAGCCAGCGGCAGTCGCTGGCTGGTAATCCCGTTTCAGTTCGTGGGCGTGGTGAATAACGATGAGGTGCCGGACAATCCGCTGCTTTTGGATTTGGCGGATGCAAACATTGGCCACTTTCGCAACAGCGCGGACGTTGAAGAGTCGGCCTTCGTTATCAGCCAGCCCATGATTCACGTGGATATTGGCGAGGCTAACGCCGATGAGTGGACAGAACTAAACCCCAACGGGATTACCGTGGGTAGTCGGCGCGGCATCCAGACAAAAGGGGGGCGCGTTGAAATGGTGCAAGCCGAAGAGCGCAACCTTTCGCTGAAGCTGATGGAGCATAAAGAGGCGCAGATGCTGGCCATTGGCGCCCGACTCATTGAGCAGAAGGCCGGCAATGAAACTGCCGAAGCCGTGAAGGCCCGCAGCGGATCAGACACGGCCAATCTATCGACAGTGGCAGATAACGTCTCTGACGCGCTTGAAAACTGCCTGGAGTGGGCGGCTTTGTTTATGACCTCTGCCGATGTGTTTAAGCAGATACGGTTCCGCATCAACCAGCAGTTTTACGAACAGACAGCAGACCCGCAAGAGATCATGGCCCGCATTGCCGAACTTGATCGGGGCTTGATTGCGAAAGCCGACTACCGCAACTGGCGACGCAGGACGGGCGGCATTGAGCCTGAGCGTACAGACGAAGATATCGATACTGAAGCTGAAATAACAGGGCTGACACTGCAGTGACGCAGATCGTTGACGCTTTAACCCGCCACCAGGTCAACATCAACCGATTTGCAGAGGGGCAAGCCCGCAAGGCGCTGCCGATACTGCGCCAACTGGCCAAAGACTTGCGACTGAGGATACTGGCGGGCAATGCCACAGAGTTTCAGGTGGGCCGCATGGCGCGCCTTGAGCGCGAGATCAGGGAGATTATCGGGCGGCGCGTAAACGAGTACCAGCTTGCGCTTGATCTTGAGGATTTCGCTGGCCAAGAGCTTGCGTACACATCCCGAGTACTGAGCGGCTACATCAGCGCAGACCTTGCCGCAGGCTTTGCGCCTGATATGGCGGTGGCGATTGTCACTCGGTCCAAGGCGGCGCTGATTTCCGGCAACCTGAAAAAGCGCATGAGCATACCGGACTTATTTGTAGAGTTTGACGAGGCTACCGCAAAGCAAACCATGCGCATTTTGCAGGCTGGCATTGTGGAAGGCCGCACGACTGATCAGATAGCGCGGGATGTGGCGACAGGCATAAGCACCCGCACCAGGGCGCAGGCTTCAGCCACCACTCGCACGGCAATCAATCACATTAGCAGCCAGTCGCGCAAAGAAGTGTACGCGGCCAATAGTGACTTGCTGGAAGGTGAGCGGTTTCTCAGCACTCTGGACTCACGGACAACGCTTACGTGCATGGGCTACGATCGGCAAGTTTTCGAAGTCGGCAAAGGCCCAATGCCGCCGCTGCACTACAGCTGCAGGAGCTTGCGGCTGCCCGTGGTTAAGGCTCAATACCGCAACGACACCATGGGCGAGCGTGCCTCCATGGATGGGCCGGTGAGCAATCAGACAACGTATGGCGGGTGGCTGAAAGGCCAGAGCAAAGAGTTTCAAGACGATATTCTGGGGCCAGAGCGGGCAAGGCTGTTCCGCTCGGGCAAGGTGCCCATCGATAGATTCACCGACAGCGGTGGCCGGGCGCTATCGCTGGATGAGTTGAGAGCCCGCGAAGGGCTAGAAATTACATAACCTGCTTCGGCGGGTTTTTTAATGCCTACGGGGTAGGCGCAACCAACGAACGGGGTTCGTAGCAATGGCACTTAAATACCAACTGGACAAAGACGCATTCTCAGAGCTAGACGAAGGCAAGCAGGCGCTGTACGTCGAAACAGACAACGGCTATCAGCTGAATGTCGAAGGTATTGATGACGGGGCAGAGCTAAAAGAAGCCTTGCGCAAAGAGCGCGAAGAGCGTGCGGCAGCAAAGAAGCGAGCAAAAGAGCTGGAAGAAGCTCAGACCGCAGCCGAACGCCAGCGACTCGAAGAAAAGCAAGAATACGAAACGCTCTACAAGCAAGAGCAAGAGCGCAAAAGCAGCCTTGAGAAAGAACTGAACGACCTGCGCGACAAGTTGGCCAGCGGCGAGCGGGCAACCGCTGCCGAGGGCATTGTGGCAGGCCTGATTGACCGTGAAGCGTCCGGTGGTGTTCAGCGTTACGGACTGTTACGCAAAGAAGCATTGCAGTACATCGAGCATACACCCGAAGGGGTGAAGATCAACGGCCCTGAGGGCGATGCGTGGGACGCAAAGCAGTTGGGAAGTTATCTATCTGAGCAATACCCGTTTCTTGTAGACGGCAGCAAAGCATCCGGGGGCGGGGCTCCTGGGAGTAATGGCGGCGGTGCCGTCCAGACAGGCAACTTCGGCGGCAGTCGCGATGAACGCAAAGCCGCTATCGCATCCAAATTCCCAGAACTTAAAGGTAATTAATCATGGCCCTTTCCGATATGGAAGTGTTTAACAAGTACATCATGCCCGCGACTATCGAGTCTCTGGCGCAGATGGTTCAGAAGTTTAACGCAGCCAGCCGCAATACCATTCGGCTGACCACTGAAGGCTTTGAAGGCGACTTCTTACAGGAGTCCTTCTTCGCTGCCATCCACAGCGCTCAGCGCCGCGTGAACCGTTACGCTGCGAACGCCGCTCAGGCAGCTACTGACCTGACCCAGCTGAAGCACAGCTCCGTTAAGGTTGCTGGTGGCTTTGGCCCGATCCTGTTTGAGCCTGCCCAGCTGACATGGCTGCGTAAGCCGACCACTGAGGGCATTGAGGTCGCGTCCCGCAACTTTGCCGAAGCCCTGATGGCCGACCAGCTCAACACGGCTATTGCTGCACTGGTCGCCGCGATCAGCAACAACGCAAGCGCTACCAACGATGTGTCTGCAACCGCCGGGCTGGATTACGTGGCCATCAACGGCGCACACGCCAAGTTTGGCGACCACAGCGGCAATATCGCAGCGGACGTTATCACCGGCGACGTGTATCACAAACTGATTGCACAGAACCTGGCCAACACCAGTCGCCTGTTTGAGTCTACTGGCGTCAACGTGGTGGATATTCTGGGCAAGGTGATGGTTGTCACAGATGCGCCCGCCCTGTACGAGACCGGCACGCCGAACAAGAACAAAGTTCTTGGCCTGGCTGAATCAGCGGCCATCGTTCACGACGGCGCGGATCTGGTGAGCAATATCCAGACCAGTAACGGCAAGAAGCGCATCGAGACAACCATGCAAGTGGATTACACCTTTGGATTGGGCCTGAAGGGCTACACGTGGGATGAAACCACTGGCGGCAAGTCTCCGACTGATGCGGCCCTGGCAACAGGCGCGAACTGGGATCAGGTGGCATCCAGTGTGAAGCACACCGCTGGCGTTATCGCTATTGGTGATGCTTCCAAGTAATCCGTCGCGGGCTCCGGCCCGCTTTCTCTCTTTCTGATATTTGAGGAAATCACATGGCTATCCACTACGAGAAGCATCCGGTCAGTGCAGAGCGCAAAGCCGAGCTGAAGAAGCAAGGCGTCCAGATTGTTGATTCCCGATTCAATCCGGAAGGCGAGTCGGAAGCCGACAAGCCAAAAGGCAAGGTCAAGGAGTAAGCTGTGACCGACTACATCACCGTTGCAGATGTTGACGCTACCCTGCCCGCAGGGTGGGAGGGCGATGGCGATAAATACCAAGCCGTTATGCAGGCGAATGCGTGGCTGTCTGCCCGTGGCGTTATTGCCGGTGATCCAGTCGAAGCGGCTATTGTGAAGGCGGGCAGCCTGCTAGCTAAAGAAGCGGCAAATGGCAGGCTGTACGCTGACACCGACGGCAACATCAAGCGTGAGCGTGCAAAGGCTGACACGGTTGAAGTTGAAACCGAATATCAAGATGGCAGTCGCGCCCGTTCTGGTGTGATTGCGCTAGTCATGGATCTGCTAAAACCCTACCTGCCTGGCGGTGGTGGCTCCACGTTTGCCGTGAGGCGGGCGTAATGAGCTACATAGCCGACAAGATCAACAAAGCGCTGCCCAAAGCCTACGCCAAGCAGCTTGCCGGAACGGTTAAGCCTTTCGAGGGCTCCCGAAGCATTTCCGGCGGGTACGATCCAGCCACCGGCAGCGTAAGCAGTACCACAGAAACCTACACCGGCCGGGGCGTTTTTGGCGGCTATAGCGCGATGGAGGTTGACGGCCAGCACGTACTGGCCACGGACGTGAGACTGACGGCTCTACAGTCGGAGATCACCAGCTCGCCCGAGGTGGGTGACGATCTAGCCGGGTATCGCGTGATTACGGTCATGCAAGACCCCGCTGGCGCAACCTACACCCTTCAATTGAGAGGTGTCTGATGTCATGGTCAAGATCGCTCGCAGGATTCGCAGACGAGCAAGAGAAAAGGCTCAATGCAGAGTTGCGCGCAACTGCACTGCAGGCGCTGAGCGGAGTCATCGAGCGCAGCCCGGTGGATACCGGTCGATTCCGTGGAAACAATCAGGTATCTGTCGGGCGTGACGAAACTGGCGCGATTGACCGCGAGGACAAGTCTGGCCGTGAAGCGCTGAGCGCTGGTGCTGCTGAGATAGGCGGCGTCAAAGCCCCGTTCACCTACATCGTTGTGCAAAACAATCTTCCCTATGCGGGCGTACTTGAGAATGGCAACTCACAGCAGGCGCCAGCCGGAATTTATGCGGCCACCTTTGCGAGTCTAAAGCGATGAACTTTGAAGAAATCCGCGCCTCCATCGAGTCTCGCATCGCCACCTGGGCTGGGGCACCCATCGCATGGGACGGAGTGCCGGCCAGCGAAGCGGCCCATGATGCGCAATCCGCAAAGCAGCCCTGGGTGCGAGTAAGCATTATTGACGGCGACAGCTTCACCGCCGCTATTGGCGATGGGCCGAGGGTGCGACGCACCGGCGTGATTATTTGCCAGATATTCACCGCCCGCGATACAGGCACCCGCCCCGCCAGAGCGCTGGCCAGTAGCCTTGCCGAGCGGATTGAATACTGGCAGAGCGGCACGCTATCCACCGAAGCCGCACGTCTAATCAATGTCGGGCCGGACGACAACTATCAGCAGTTCAATCTTCAGTGCCCGTTTCGGGCAGGCTAGAGCCAGATCCGTAGCCGGAGGTCCAATGACGATAAAATTTTACCTGGTAGGCGTAAAGCATGATGTCGAAATAGGTGGTACGGCACCCGATACCGCCGCAACCGGGTGGACGGCCCGCTATCTGACAGATCATTTATGCCTGCTGCGTGACCCAAAGGGCTCTCAAAATTACCCGCCACTGACCGCCGACACGCCCACTGGCACGGTCCCGCTTGAGGTTCGGCCCACAATGACGCCAGACGAAATCAACGCGATTTATGACCGCTGGGGAATTCCCCGGCAGCCGTTGTGGTCGATGCTGGATGACCGGGTAGGCGGCGAATAATGGCGCAGTATTTTACGGATTTTAGCGAGTATCCGATTGGTAGCGGTATACCTGCCAGCTTTGTGAGCCGATGGGCTCCTGTCACTAGTTTAAATTTGTCTGCGACAGGAATTGAAGGCGATCAGTTTACACCTTACCCCCCGGATAGTGAGTCTGCTGCCGAAATGCTGCCGAACCAGCTGCGGATCAGGCACGCCAACTCTTACGCCCGGGTAGGCTTTGAGGTTGCTGGCGTAGCAGGCACAGAGGCAGACGAGATCGTTGCGCCCATTCTAAATCTTTACAGCTCTACCGCCAACATCGGCTCTCTCATACTGCGCGGCGGCGGCCTCACAGAGTCAACTCGAACGGGATACGCGCTGCTGTCCCGGTACGGTTCTGGTCGCTTTGAAATCCGAAAATACACAAGCGGCAACATTATTGTAATTGCCAGCGGATCACTACCGGCGCGCGCTCAGCTAACCGCCGTCTGGTATCGCTTTTCGGCGGTAGAGCTGCCGAGTGGCTCGCTTAGAATTCGGGCTTGGATGTGGGGGGACGGACAGCTAGAACCATCAACGCCCTTTTTTGACCTTACGGACGACTATCCGCACCCCCGAGGGTGGGCGGGCATTGGCGCGCTGTCTGCTAACGATCAATCGGTTTATTTTGGCTATGTAGGCATAGGCACCAGCGGCGACCCGGCACCGAGCAGCAAGCCCGCGCCGCCATCGGAAGTAGCGGTAGAGCCCAGCATTGGCGCTATCCGGGCCGCCGCGAGCAACCCCGCAATCTCATCGGGCGCAAGCGTCAGCCTCCCGGCGGCGACCACCACCACTGCGATCCAGCCCCCGCGAGTAGCGTCTGGTGCGAGCGTTGGCCCGGGACTGGCGCCAACCGCGTGCGCATCTTATTCGCCAGCAGTGGCGGCGGGCGCGCAAGTGTCTGCACCGGTGGCGAACACTGCCACAAGAGCGAATGCGCCAGATGTTGCCGCCGGCGCGAGCCTGAGACCATCTGCGGCGCGCTCAGCAATGACTGCGCACGCTCCCACTGTCGTTCGGGGAGCATCTGTAAGTCCGTCACCGGCCACGACGGCGCATGACTCTAAAGCGCCCGCCGTAGCCTCCGGCGCAGCTGCAGACGTGCAGATCGCACAGTCTACGACTCAAGCATACGCGCCCTTCGTTAGCGCCCGCCGGGTTGCTGCCGTGGAGCCGACTACCGCCGTGAGCCGTGCAGGCGCGGCGCAGCCAAAGGTAGCCGCCGGCGCGGTGATCTACCCGCCGTGTTTTGCGTCCCGGGTAGATGCGCCAGACCCGCAAGTGGGTGCGGCAGCCGTGGTTGCGCCAGCCGCAGCAGTCACCCACACAAAGAGCGCTCAGCCCGGTATTCGCACCGGTGCCAGCGTCTCGGTGCCGACCGCCACAGCCAGAGTGCTTGCATTATCGCCGCGGGCCAGCACCGGTGCCAGTGTCGTAGCGACCGGGGCCGCTGTTCGCGCATCGGCGCACGCACCTGCCGTAATTGCCGGCATTGAAGAGTATCGGCGGCGGGTGCAAATCCAGGGGCAATTTTATCGCCAGACACAGATCACCGGCGCATACCCGCGCCACAAGCCCGTAGCGGGCAGTTTTTACAGGAGGGTTGCCGTGTGACGCCGCCAGAAATCGGCAGTATCGACATCATCAGAGGGCAGGCGCTGGACATTGAGATCACCGTACCTGCCGAGGTGGATTTGACCGGTGCCTTGGTGTCGTTCGGCATTGCCGATACGCCCACTGCGCCCTACACCGAAACCGTGCAAACCAGCAAATCCGGGCAGGTTATCACTGCGCGACTGACCGGCGATCAGTCCGCCCGCCTGGCCAGGCCAAAGCACTACTACAGCTGCTGGATCGTCATCGCCGATGACCCGACGCCGGTGGCCCGCGGATACATCAACATCGAAAATGACCCGAGGAATCGCTAATGGATTTTTACAATCACACCCGGAAGCTATTTGCGGCCGGTGAAGTCAATATTGCCGGGCTTAAAGTGATTCTGGTGGGCGCGGGTTACACATTCTCCGCCACCCAGACCGATCTGACTACCATCAACGCCGCGCAAGTGTCCGGCAACGGCTGGCCCGCAGGCGGTGAGGCTATCGCAGGCGCTGCCATCACAGCCGAGGGCGCTAACGCTAAGCTGGACGGCAACGACCTGTCGGTAACGGCAAGCGGCGGTGAAATCGGCCCCGCGTCCGCCCTGGTGGTGGTGGACTCCGTCAGCAACAAGCCGCTTTTCCACTACGCATTCCCGGGCGCGCAAACCGCAGGCGACGGGACACCGTTTAACGTCAAGTGGGATGCCGCCGGCATCGCCACCTGGACCGCCTGATCCACCCAACCCAAACCAGCCCGCCAAGTGCGGGTTTTTTAATGCCCGCAAAATGAGGTAACACCAATGTCAGAGTCAAACAGGGTCCGGCTTGCATACAAGCCAGCCGGCGCACCCGTCACCGCATGGCAAACCCTGCGCCGCACCAACGACACACTCACCATCGGCACCGAAACCGTCGTCTCAGACGAGGTGCGCAGCGACCGCAAGCGGGGTGGGCAGAAGATCGTCACGCAAACCGCAGGCGGAACCGTGGACTTTGAGTTCAGCGCTCGCGATTACGACGACCTGCTGGCCGCGGCGTTTATGACGACGTGGACAGCCGACAAGTTGGAAGTTGGCACCACCACTGTCGAGATCGACATTCTGAAATCGTATCTGGACGAAAATCGCCATGTATTGATCGAAAAAGCGCAGATTTCCGACCTGACGCTGACTATGGATTCTGGCGCCAAGATCACCGGCCAGATTACCGTGGCCGGCACCACCATTAACAGCAATTACACCATCAGCACGGACTCATTTGCCGCGCCCGGTGCCGAGTTGATGATGGACAGCTCCAACAACCTGGGGTCGATCCAGCTCAACGGCGCGCCGCTGTCCGGTATGTGCTTTACATCCATGAGTTTTGCGCTGAGCAACAATCACACATCTGACCAGTGCCTGGGCTCCGTCACTCAAAACCACTTCAAGGGTTCTGCAGCGATTACCGGCTCCATCACCGTGCGCAGCTCCGCCGCCGCTTTCGACCTGTGGCAAAACTCAATCACTAATACGCCAGTCAAATTGGAGTACGTGCTTTCGGACGGTGGCGACAGCTACGCCGTGGCGATTGAGTCCGCCTATCTTTCGGGCGATCTGCCGAGCGGCGGCCTGGATGCGATCCTGAGCTTTGATCTGAGCTATACCGCTGCCGCCAAGGCAGATGGCAGTTACGCGAGCATCACCCGCACGCTGACGCCGTAACGGTTTGCTCCCCCTGGCTGTTGCCCGTGGCCTTTGGGAGCGCTTTCAACGGGCAAATTCAATTAACGGGCAATCTGAGGTAATACCATGGCTTTCGAATCAAAACGATTTAACACCGACAAATTCACCGCTGGCGCCTGGGTGCCGATGATGGGCGCTGAATTTAAAATCGCCCGCGCTGGCAATCCAGAATACGAGCGAGCGCTGGAAGATTGCGGTTACCGCAAGGCCGAATCGCCCGAAGAAAAGCAGGCTGCGCTACTGAAGGCGGTGGCCCGCGGCATCCTGAAAGACTGGCGCGACGTGGTGGCCGATGGCCAGCCACTGGAATGCACCGAAGCCAACGCCATGGCGGTGTTGGAAGAAAACCCGGACCTGCTGACCCGGATCATTGGCGAAGCTAACGACCTGAGCCATTACAAGCGCGAGGACGTGGCAAAACAGGCAAAAAAGCGGCCGGTTACCTCAAATTCCTAAAGGAATGGAAGGGCAACGTGCAGGAATATCTTGCCGTTGCCCGTGCTCTTGGGGTAGACGAGCCGCCGCCCGAGCTGGACAGCCGCACGGCTTTCTGGGTCAACGCTTTCAACCTGCTGTGCCGGGGCCGTCCGCAATCCATGGCCGGGGTAGCCACCCTTCCGCCACTGGACATACTGCAAACGGCGGAGCGACTGCAGTGGCCTTGCCAGCCAGATGAGTGTGTCGAGGTGGTGACCGCAATGGATGATATGTACCTGAGCCTGAATCAGTGAGGGGCCATTGCCATCAAGCTTTCAGCCTGCTTTTTTTTGCACTGGATCGTTGCGGTTTTATCGTCATTGGTGGTGATAGTTACCAGCCGACTGTCTACTCGCTCAAACGTCGCAACCATCGTAATGATGAGCACCGTCAAGCCGACCAATAAGCCCGCGGTGTCACCAAAAAAGTAACCGGCCGGCAGGGTGCATACCGGCACAACAATTAGCAGACCAAACAACAGCGCCCATAAGCTAAAACCGCGCTCGCTGTGCTGCTTGGCCGTCATTGACTTGATTGTGCTCTGGCCTATCAACCTGCTACCAATAGCGATATTCGCGCCGCGTATCTCGGCCTTGCCGTCTGCGCCAAAACTGCCACCTATCACTTTCATGCTGCCGTCCTCGTTGGTTTTTTAACGAGCTTGGCACAAATACAGGGAAATTTCATGGCTTACGAGAGTCGTTTATCTTTGGTGGTGGACTCCCGCGCAGGTGAGCGCAATCTTAAGCGCTTTCGCGGCGAGCTAGACCAAACCGAGCGGCGGGGCGCCCGCACATTTGGCAGCCTTAACAAGCTGGTTGCGGGACTCTCTGGGGCGCTGGTGGGCCTTGGTGCCGGCGCATACTTTAAGCGCATAATCACGGACTCTCAGGAGTTTGAGAGCCGGATGCTCAGTATTAACGCGCTCATCAAAGCCAACGGCGCAGCAGCAGGATTCACGGCCAATCAGCTGCGCAAGCAGGCCGAGGCGCTGGCGCTGGGCACACTGCAGAGCACCCGCGGCGTCATGGACGCGCAGAAGGTGCTGCTGTCATTCAGAAGGGTGTCCGGCGATACGTTTACGGAAGCTATAGCCTTGTCGGCAGACCTGTCCGCCGTGATGGGCGGCGATATGTCATCTGCAGCACTGCAACTTGGCAAGGCGCTGGAAAACCCCATCGAAGGCATGAGCGCCCTGAGTCGTTCCGGCACGACGTTTACGCAAGCCCAAAAAGACGCAGTGCGGGCCATGGTTGAGACAAACCGGCTCGCGGAGGCTCAGGCCCTGATATTGGCGGAGGTGCGCAGCCAGGTGGGAGGTGCCGGCGAGGGGCAGGCAGGCGGGTTAGCTGGAGCTTTTGATACGCTCGGACAGAGAGTCGAGGAGTTGGGACTGGCGCTTGCCGAGTCGGCAGATAAAGGCGGGATATTTAAGAGCGTTATTGACAGCCTGGCTTACGCCGCGCAAGGCATCCAGTTTACGTTTTTTGATGATGAGACGGAGGCTGCTAATCTCTTTGAGCGGCAAATTGAGCTGCAGGAAGAGCTAAACCGCATACGCGAAGACGGCTTTAAGCGCTACAGCGCTGCAGGCAATCGTGTGCGCGAGATAGAGGCGGAACTGGCCGAGGTTACGGCGCGGCGGCGAGAGCTGGTAGAGGCGAACGAAAAGGCTATACGCGAACAAAATCAGGCCGAAATCGACGGCAAAGAAAAGCAGCTGCAAATGGAAAAAAACGCGGCTAGCGAGCGCATCGCGGTTGAGCGTGAGAAGCGGGCTGAAATATCGCGCATAGCTGAAGCGTCCCGCAAATCAACCGTTGATGGCATTGTTGCGCAGCTGCAGGGAGAGCTTGCGGCGCTTGAATTGTCAGAGCGGGCGCTGCTTGAGCGCGAGCTAGGTCTTGCCAATGCTACGCAATCCGAGCAGGCACTAGCGCTGGCTGCATTCGATACTGCGCAGGCATTGAGGGATCAGGCCGCGGCTACGCGTGAGCAGGCCGACGCTTACGCGCAGCTGATCGGCCAGCTTGACCCGGCCCAGGCAGAACTGAATCGCTACTTTGATACCCTGGAAATGATCGACCGCCTGAACTTGGGGAGCAAAGAGACGGACCGGCTTCGCGAGGCAGCTTACGAGCAGCACTGGCAAAAAATGGCTCAAATCGCAGGCAAGGGCGGCAAAAAAGCGGGCGACAAAGCGGAGTCCGAATTCTCAAAAGAATTTATCAACCCCTGGCAATCCACCGCAGACAGCGTAGCCCAAAGCCTGCAGACGGCCATTGCATCGGGCGACTGGGACACTCTGGGCGAGGGCATCGGTAACGCGCTTGCGGTATCCATGGCCGCTGTGGTGAGCGATACAATTACCGCCCAACTGTCGAAGGGCCTGACCGAGAACAGCGGCGCACTGAGCCAGATCAGCGCGGCGTTTGCCGGGCCTATTGCTGGGGCGGTTGTGGGCGGCTTGGTGCAACTTGCAGTTTCTGAGCTGTCCGACTTTTTCAGCGACGACTGGGACCCGACTGCAGACAGGCAGCGCACGCAGGGCACCGGCACCGTGCTCGGCTCTATTGAGGCGAAGAGCGAAAGCATCGCAAAGGCGACTGACATCGCGGCCGATGCAACGTCTGAGCTGGTGGGTATAAACCGTGCGATGCTGCAGGCGCTTGAGCGGCTTAATGCGGGCATTCAAGGCGCAAGCGCAAGAGTGGCGCGGGAAGCGGCTGGCGTTAATTTTGAGGCGCCAACGGTAAGGCAGAACGCTTTTAGTGTTGGCGGCTTTGCCGGCGGCTTGGTGGGCGAGCTGCCGGGTGGACAGAAGATTATTGACAACTTCGCTTCAGGCTTTCTTAACTCCATGACCCTTGGCCTGGGCAATGTGGTGGGTAAGCTGCTTGGCGGCAAGTCGCGCCAAGTCGACGAAGGAATCAATATCGTTGGGGGCTACCTCAGCGATCTGGTTGACGATGTCATGGTGCAGTCTTTCGCCACATTCCGGGTTAAGAAAAACGCCTGGAGCAGTACGAAGACCAGAGAAAAATACCAGGCCTTGAGCGACGACGCCCGCAATCAATTTTCGCTGGTTTTCGAAGGCATATTAGAAAGCGTGCTGGCTGGTGCTGATGTGTTTGGCGTTGCCGCCAGCGCTACCGAAGGCTTTGAGGTAGGCACGCAAAAGCTCAGCCTGGAAGGCCTGAACGCTGAAGAGAAGCAGGCAGAAATAGAGGCTTACTTCGGTACCGTGTTCGACAATCTTGCGGAGTATACGATTCCGTGGCTGGAAGAATTCCAGGCGGCAGGCGAAGGCCTGGGCGAAACCCTGGCGCGCGTATCCACCCAGACACAGGTAACCCTGGCCGCCGTGGACCAGCTGAGCCTGCAGTTCAGCGATCTATCCGGCCGCGAGCTTGCCGAAGCTTCCCAGCGCCTCACCGAACTGGGTGGCGGCATAGAGAACTTTGTCAGCTCCATGCAGGGCTTTATCAAGAACTTCGCCAGCGAAGAGCGGCAATTCGAGATTGCCCAGAGCGGCCTCACAAAGGCACTGCAACAGGCCAATCTCACCATACCCAAGACCCGCCAGGGCTACTACGAATTGCTGCAAGCGCAAGACGCGGCCACCGCTGCCGGCGCGCAAAACATCTCGACGCTGCTGCGGCTGCAAGGGGTTGCCAGTGATTATTACGAATACCTGGAGGGTGCTGAGAAACATCGGCTGCAGCAGATTGAGAGCTTTATGGCGAGGTTTGCAGGCGAAAGCACACGCTTCGCAATCGTCCAGGACCGCCTGAATGCCGCTATGGAAGATGCCAGCCTGCTACTACCCAAAACCCGCGAAGGTTTTTACCAGTTGCTCAAGGCGCAGGACGAAAGCACCGCCGCGGGCAAATCGCACGCAGACGCGCTGCTAAAAGTACAGGGTTTGGCCGACAGCTACTACAGCTCTCTCGAATCGGCGGCAGCTGACGCCGAAAGAGTCGCGGTGCAGTTGGCCGAAGAGGCTAAACGTGCAGCAGAGTCCGCACTGCAAGCACTGCGTAGCGAAACCGACGACGCTCTTGCAAAACTAAAGCAGTCAGTAAGTGAGCGGCAAAAACTGCTCAAAGACGCCAATCGGACATTGATCGACCAGATCAAGACTGAGGCGGATGCGCGCATTGAAGCAAACAACTTAGCGCTTGATGCGGCAAAGGCGGGCGTTAGCGCCATCAAAGACGAGCTGTCAGGCATCAGCAGCGCAGCCGGCCAGTTGCGCGGCAGCTACGACCCGATGCAGCCTCAGCGCCGGCAAAGCGCCATGAGCACACTGGTTAGCGCGCTGCGCACTGGCGACCTGACCGGCGCGGGCGAGGCAGCTGGCGTAGCCGCTGAAATCGACGAGAGCCGCTACGCCACGGCCGCAGATGTACGGTTTGAGCAAGCGCGCACGCTCAATTTGCTTTCCACCCTTGAGGGCGCTGGCGAAGATCAGCTCACAACAGCAGAGCAAGCTGTGCAGCGCCTGGAATCGCAGACCCAAGCGATCCGCGAAGAGTCAGAAATACAGATTGAGGCGGCCAATGATCGACTCCAAAAAGAGCTAGACAAGCTCGACAGAATGCTTGGCGAGCAGCAGCGCCAGTATAACGCGCTGCGAGGCATTGATGTCAGTGTGATCGGCGTCAACAGTGCGATTGTCAGCTTGCAGCGCGCTATGGGCGAAGAGCGCCGGCAACTAGAAAGCACACTGCAAGGCATCGAAGAAAACCGGGTGTACAGCGCGAAAGTGCCGGCCTTCGCAACCGGTGGATCACACACAGGCGGGCTGAGACTGGTGGGCGAGAAAGGGCCAGAGCTTGAAGTGACAGGCGCCAGCCGGATATTCAGCAACCAGCAAACCCGCAATATGCTGGACATGAGCGGCGTCATAGCCGAGCTAAAGCAAGTTCGGGCAGAGCTGTCTCAAGTCAAGCAGGCGACTACATCCACAGCCGCCCACACCAGCAAGTCCAGCCGGCAGCTTGAGCGATGGGACATCGACGGCACACCTAAAGAGAGGGCGATAGTATGAGAATCACAGTGCCGGAGGAAGTGATGCCGGCGAATTTGCTGGGCTCAAACGTGCCGGAAGATGATTACCCGATATGGGTAGCCGGCAGCTACACCACCGGGCAGCGGGTTATTTATGAGCGCCAGGTGTACGCAGCCACGGGCAGCACGACAAGCAGGCCTGACCAGGGGGCTGTCGCCAGCCCGCCCACATGGTCGCTCGTTGGTTACAGCAATCGCTGGCGTATGTTTACCGAAGGGGTTGACTCGCTAACAACGCAGGCTGGCACCATAGAGGTTGATATTCAGCCTGAAAATCTTGTCACCGATATCGCCGTTTTAGGCGTGACAGCAAATTCAGTTCAGGTTGTCGTCACCGATGCAAGCGAGGGCGTGGTGTACAACAAGACGCTGCAGATGGTTGACGCAAGCGCGGGCGACTGGTTTGACTGGCATTTTGCGAGCTACGACATCGAGGACGCGGCGGTTTTCAGCGATTTACCGCCTTACGTGGGCGCCACTATAAAAGTAATTGCTATATCGCTGGATGGCCTGGCCGAGGTGTCCGTTGGCCGTGTCGCTCTGGGCGAAGCCCGAGAGTTGGGGTTGGCGCTTTTTGGCACATCTATGGGCCTGATTGAT